CATAATGGCTGACGTAGTATTAACCACCGACGAACTATTAGTATTAAGCGGACCAAGTAGCGTAAACGTAGAAGTTGACTTTGGACCTGAAGGTGAACGTGGAAGTTTATTTTATGTTTCAGTAGGCAATCCAAATACAGCACTTGTTGGCCAAACCCCAAAAGCAAAAGACCTTTGTGTTAATGTTTTAAAAACAGATAACGAATATTCATATGTTTATCAGTACAATTCTGATGGTGGTCCTGGATTTCAATGGTACCCAATAATTAAACTAAACCCACTTCAATACAATAAAATAATGACTGGAACATTTGTTGATGGATCTAAAGTTTTTAATATTCCTGTAAATTATATTGTTGACGAAGAAACATCTCAAACCTTAACTAGTGCAAATTTTAATATCACTTACAGTATTCCAAACGAAAACCCAATAGCATCTTCTATAGAAATAGGCTCTTTTACAAACGATCCAGGAACTGGAATACAGGTAATTCCAGTAACAGTTAATGCTATTGAGTATGCTAGTTCTACCTGGCAAGATTTAACTGGCGTAAAAACAGTTCATTTTGTAATATCTATCGTGGTATAATGAGGAAGGTGATGAACAATGGCTGATGTTAGCATAGGAAATATATATTCCACTAAAGTTCCAGGTTATGAAGATGCCGCAGATATTCAGTCTGCCCTAAGAACATACCATTACGGCTCAAGCACATATGACGAAACAAATGCCAATACAGCAGCACTAGTTAACCCATCAATTGCCTATCATTTACAAAATATTCAAAACTCAATAACTGTATTACAAAATTTAGGAACAGGTTCAGTTGTTCAGTCCACACAACCAGATGCAAATGCTCTTGCAGAAGGTTTACTTTGGTTAGATATTGACTCAACACCAGGAACTACACCAGTAAACCCAACAGCAATTTACACAGCAATAGAACCAGCAACACCAACAGATGGAACTCTTTGGGTTGTAAAAGGATCTAGTCCACTTGAAATGAAAATTTATAATTCAGCAACTTCTGATTGGGATACAATAGGTGAATAATGACTGATAACATAATTTTAAAAGAAATAGCAATTGCAAAACTAGTTGCATTAGGTTTAACAGAAGAAGAACTTAAAGCAATAGGGATTGGTGCATAATGCCATCATTAAATACTACTGGTAAAACAGCATACGTATATGATCAAGGTACAGATACTTTTTATGCAATTGGTGCAAACACAAACACTGCCGCAAATTATGTTTGGTCTGGAACACAAGAATTTCAAAACAATGTTACATTTTCAGATACTAATGCAGTAATTACTGCTAAGGCTGGAGTAAATAACTTTTTAAATCCTGCAGCAAGAGATGCAGCATTAACCTCACCAGTAAGAGGAACAGTTTGTTTTGTTAGACAAACCTCTGGTGCCGTAGCAATTAATGATTTACAATTTTACAACGGAACAAATTGGATATCTTACGGTGGTTTAGTTACCTTTAATAAACAGGCTGGTAGCGGAACACAAAATTATGATTTAACATTAAATGATATTGGTCAAAGTATAACTTTTGATTCCACAGGAGCATGGACAGTAACTATTCCACCCAATTCAAGTATTGCCTTTCCAATAGGATCAGAAATAGATGTTTTTAGAATGAACACTGGATCTGTTACATTTGTTGCAGGTGCAGGAGTTACTTTAAATAGTAAAAATACAAATAAAGCAATTGCAGCAAGGTACTCAGGTGCATCCTTGTTTAAGTTTGATACAAATACCTGGCTTCTAGTCGGCGACTTGATCGCATAGGGGTTTGCTATGGCATTATTTGGAAAACTAGTTAAATACGTTGTAGCAAAAGGAATGAAACTACTTCCTAATTTTATTGGAAGAACAAGTGCACAAGCCCAAACAGATGTTGTATCAGAAGGATTTACTTTAGGAAACGTAATTACTTCAGTTTCTGGAGAACCAACAGAACTTGCAAATGATGGAAAAGTTGTTGGACAAACTCCTGCAGTAACAACACCAGCAGACTATGAAACCCCAGTTGATTTAACAGTTAGACAATTTACATTTACACCATTTGGGGTGTTTGGATTTTCTCCATTTCAAGTATTTGGATTTTCTCCTTTTAACGTATTTGGGTTTTCCCCCTTTAACGTATTTGGTTTTTCACCATTTAGAGTATTTGGATTTTCACCAACCTATTTTGGTGGTCTTTGTATAGATCAAGAAACACCAGTTTTAACTAAAGAGGGATATGCATTAGCCAAAGACATAGTTGTTGGAGATATTTTAATAACTAAAACATTTAAAGATATTCCAATAACAAATCATGATGGTTTAAGACTATGGTCATCTGAAAATAATAAAGAATACACTACAGTAGAGTCTGTGGTAAATAATATAAAAGAAAGTGAAGTATCTGATACAGTTTTAGTTAATGGAGACAAGTATAAGAGATTTTCTACACAAGAAGATATTCTTGTTGTTAGAGAAAATAAACTAATGTTTGTTATTTCTTCACAATTAAAATCTGGAGATTTAATAGTAAAAAATCCAGAAGAGTCATTGATTGATGGACCTTTATATCAAGTTCGCTCTATAGAAATAGTCAAAGAAGATAGAAAAGTTTATGATTTTATGAGAGAACCATTTGGCTTGATTGTAGCAGATTCTTTACTTGTATATAATGCTTATCCAGTAGATTAATCTTTAGGAAACTGATACATAAATTCTCTAGTTTTTGAAGTTATGCCTTTCCAAGGTCCCCAATTATTTCCACCATCACTCATAATATAAGCAACTTGACAGTTAATTGATGGGTTTAAAAGTTGACTAGTGTAGTCTAAGTTATATTTTTCTTTTCTATCAGCATTAAGGTCACCAATCATATTTATTTGAAATAGTCCGTATGATTTGTCTCCAGTGCTTCTGTTGCCGTTAAAAGCCAAGGCGTTGCCCATTGATTCTTTTTTAGCAATAGCCCAAGCCTCTACCAGGTGTTTATTTTCAAAACCACAAGCAGACAGCAAAGTTTTTAGTTCAATATCAGTAAGTTGTCCTTTATCCTGATATTCAGCAAGAATTCTTACATTGTCTCTAGATGGTTTATCTAGATGATCTGGCCTAGAAAGCAAAAAAACCGCCTCAGCGGTAAATGTTGCATATTTATCGTTTTTCAGGTTAGTTTCAACACCTTGAGCATTAGAAATATTCAAGAATACTGAAGACAATCCAAGACTTGCGAGCAATCCTATTAAAAATTTTTTATCTTTTTTCATAGTTCTCTCCTAAGAAAACATGACACCCTTGGTAGGTGTCATATATCAAGTATAACATCTATTTGCCAGCAAGTCAAATCAAAAATGTCATATTAGTAAGATAATACAAAAAATTATTTAAAATGATATAATATTTGTATGGCAACAGGTCAATCAAGCATATATAACTTACCATACCCACAAGTTGATGATAGCGTAAACGTACATGGAGATATTCAATCTTTAGCAACTTCACTAGATAATACACTCGCTGGACTTGGCTTATCTTACATGAAATTAGATGTAATTAATACATCTGGAGCATCAATTGCAGCAGGATCTCCTGTATTTATTAATGGTCATAATTCAGGACAAGATTTAACAACAGTAGGAAAAGCAATTCCTACAACAACATCACCAATATTAGGATTATTAAAATCTACAACAGCAAATAATGCACAAGGAATATGTGTAGTCTCTGGAGTATTACCAGATGTTAATACATCTGAATTTGTTGCAGGTGATATTTTATACGTAAAGACTGGTGGAGGATTAACAAACGTTAGACCAGTAGGTGGTGCAGGTGCTGTAGCAGTTTGTGCTTACGCAGATGCATCTAATGGAGTTCTTGTAGTTACCGCCAAAGGTAACGGTACTTGGGGAGCATTAAAGAACGGTCTTTCATAATTATTTATCCAAACATGATATAATTACAATATGGCCATTCTCAGAAACTCATCTCAAGATTTATACAACGTAGGTGCTAAACCCCCAACCGTTAAATGGACAGTAGTTCGTGGTGACACCTCAGCATTTAAAGTTTATGTGACAGACGATGAACAGTCCCCTTTAGTTATAGCAGATTGGAACATTGCTATGAAAATTAAAAGACCAAACCTTGCTAAAGATCTTGGAGTTATTACAGATAATGCAAATACAGTTATGCTTTTGACTCCAGCAGCAGATGCAGATGATTTGGCTGGAGAGTTTACAGTTAAACTTGCAGCAGAAGAATCACACAATCTTCAAACAGGAGATATTTTTGATATCGAGTTATCTACATCAGAAATTGTTTGGACAGTTGCACAAGGCAGTCTAATTATCCTTGAAGATGTAACTGACTAATGGCAACAGCAATTATTGTTGATGACAATAAACAAAAATTAAGACGTATTGAAACCTCAGACTATTACCAAACCAAAATATCCTACAAACCTAGCACGGTAGAAATAAATTACACCTTACCTTTTAGAATAAGATTTACAACAATAACAGTAGAAGGGTATGGTCCAGGTAATGTGCCCCCAATTCCTTTACAGGTTATTGGCTATAGCAACTATATACTGTAGAATAGACATATGGCTAAAAAAGAAAAACCTAGCATATTTATAGCAACCCCAATGTACGGTGGGGTTTGTCATGGATACTTTATGAAAAGTATTATGGGACTAGTAATGAAACTAACCTACAAAGGATACAAAGTAACCTTTAACGACTTGTACAACGAATCTTTAATTAACAGAGCCAGAAACACCCTTACAGAACTATTCTTAAGATCTGATGCTGACTACCTATTGTTTATTGATGGTGACGAAGGTTTTAACGCTGATGGTGTTATAGATATGATTGATACAGATTTAGATATTATTGGGGCTGCCGTGCCAATGAAAGCAATTAACTGGGCTAACGTAGAAAAAGCAGCAGAATTAAAAAAACCTGATTTAAAAAGGTTTGGATCTTATGTAAACATAAACTTTGTTGATAGACAAGACTTGCATAAGGTAGCAGATAATCCTAAAAAACCATTAGAGGTAAAAAACATAGGAACTGGTTTGCTGTTAATTAAACGTAATGTTTTTGAAACAATGAAAGAGCATGTTGGAAAATATAAAAGTGATCAACTAGATTTGGGTGGTATTAAAAAAGGTGAATACATTTATGATTTTTGGAAAACACAGGTAGACCCAGAAGAAGAAAGACTTTTGTCAGAAGACTACTACTTCTGTACACTATGGCGTAAACTTGGTGGTTCTGTGTATGTAGCACCACATGTTAAAGTAGTGCACGTAGGAACCTACATATTCGTTTAATTTATAAAAAGTTATAAAAATAATGTTATAATTTAGGCATGGCACAACAATCAATTTCAACAGTAAAATCACGTTATGAGACTGGCGATAGGCCATCTCAGCAAGACTATGAAGATTTAATTGACACTACCGCGTCCCAAGCAACACGCCTTGGCACCTTCGGTAATAACGACAACACTATTTCTGAAATTGAAAACACTACAATATTAGATAGTCATAATGCAACAGAATGGAGAATGGTTAAGTATATCATTTCCATCTCTAAAACAACAGCAGGAGATAACCTCTTCTACGCAACAGAATTGACCATATTAAATGACACGGAAGATAGTTCCGTTTCCGAATATGGGACAATAGACAACGATGGGAATATTGGAACCATAAGCGTCTCAAGGGCTGGAAATACAGTGGCTTTAACAATCACTCCAGACCCAGTAATAAAGCCAGTCACTGTGCGTTACGCACGCATGGGACTTAAGGCATAAGGAGATAAAAAATGGCAACAGTAACAAAAAATTTCAAGATTAAACATGGTTTAGTCGTTGAAGGAACAACAGGTACAATTAACAACTTTGACATCTTGACAAAAAGTACAGATGATCAAAACTACATTATAGACCTGGTTGGTGGAGACGCTTCATCAAACGCAGTAGCAAACACACTAGTACTTCGTGATGCAAATGCAAACTTTCTTGCAAATACAATCACAGCAGACTTAGTTGGAGATGTAACTGGTCAAGTATCAGACATTTCTAATCATGATTCTGATGATGTAGCAGAAGGTACAACAAACCTTTACTTTACAAACCAAAGAGCAACAGATGCAACTGCAGCATCCTATGATGCTATAGGCTCAGCAGCAAATGCTTATTCAAATGCAACTGCTTACACAGACCTAGAAGTAGGTAATGCAATTGCTGACTTAGAAGACTATGCAGATTTTGCAGCAGGAAATGCTTTAGCAAATGCAAACTCATACACTGACAACGCAATTTCTAATGCAGTCTCTGACTTAGAAGAATACACTGACTTTGCAGTAGGCAATGCAGTGGCTGACTTAGAAGATTATACAGACTTTGCAGTA